TACTAGACATGCGTATAAAAGTAAATCTTGATACTTATTAGACAAATAAGTTCCTGTAGTAGACTTAGTTGAGTCAGTCAAACTAACAGGATTTTTATTATATGCCATAGTAATTTCATAAGCTGCATTAGGAGTAGGGGCCACAACCCAGTAATTTTCGTCCCAATTAGCGTAGTATTTAGGTAGGGTACTAGAAGAAGTACCTGGTGTATCGTAATAAGTAGCAATGTAACTAGGGTCTCTTTGCTCTAAATAGACTTGTTTATTAGAGCTATCCTTTAATTGAATATATCTAACGGTTCTTAAATCTGATGGAATTGTTACATATCTGTTTCCAATAACCATAGTAGATGTTGCATAGTGTCTCTCTAGATCTGCATCTACTGCTCTATAAATTCTGTTCTCAGCATTTGTAATAAATTTATTCATTACCGCTTCTGTAAAAACATTACTTCCAACTTCAGTGTAATTCTGAATGTCAGTTTGTAAATTTGCTAGTGTGTATGTTAATCCTGCTGGCATATTATTGTGGTCCTATCGTTTTTAAAGTTACTGGTCCTGAAGATACACTATAACCTCCTCCACGGATTTGTCCAGTAGTTGCATTACTATCTGCGCTAAAATAATAATTATTTGCTGGTGTTAATAATAGTCTAACTGCAACACCTGAATTATGAGAAGCAGCTGTAGATCCAAAAGCTCCTCTTGTGACCCCAGTTAATTGATTGTCTGTAACTTCTGTTATATTAATTTGACCACCCATTTCTGCATGGCTTGAACATTGATAATATAATGTTGCAGGGGCTGAACTATCTACAACGATTCTGGTATATGCCCCTTCAGTAACTCCAGGAGTACCAAACGTTGTAACTCCAGTTGTATATTCTCCACCGCTTTTATCTGCTGCTGTATAAAATCTTAAAGGGTGAGTTTCGTTAGTAGAATCAGTTTGACTAAAAGTATATGTTCCAGTTTTAATAAAAGTTAATGTATCTTGTTGTACATCATCTATATAATATTTATTACCACTTGCAGTATTTACAACTCTAACAGAAAATGTTTGTTGAATGTTATCTGCAGGACCTACACCTGTATAACTAATAATTTCTGTTCCTACTAATGCACCATATGTTGGTGTGCCACTTGGATTTGCAATTGTAGGTTCAAAAGGTGATGTTGCAACTCCGTTAAATCCACTTACTGTAGATAAAATAACATCTGTTGTAGTTGCATCAATAGCTCCATTTAATGTTGTTGTATAACTAGTATACAAACCAGGATAAACTGTGTAACCCGCAGCTTGACAAATAGTTGCTCCAGTAATTCCATCGATGTTTGCAATATTGCTAAACTGTGGATCAGTAGAAGCAGCAGAGCTAGTTGTAGGAGCCCCTCTAAATCTTACTTGATCTCCATAATTTCTTTGATGATTAGGAGATTTTACATTTACAATTGGTGAACCTGCAGCAAAAGTTCTTAAAGGATTAAAATCTAAAAATCTTAATGTATCAGGTGGTGGTTGTTGTGGTCTTGATTTTGGTAAAGCAGTTGGATCAGCTTGACTTGGTTTAGGATCTAGTTGCGGTTGTTTAGATTCGAATTCAGAATAGTGTACAAATAATCCATTCCATTGTGTAACCATTTCATTCCATGGGAATGCTTGGCCACTAATGTCAGAGATTGCTAATGCATATTTTCCTTTTGCAAATCTTGCCATAATTAAACACTAGGGTAATAGGTCTTAGGTGTAACAAACGTACTGTTGCTTGACCCATCCGCTGCCTCCGCTCTTAATAATTCGTCTTCGTATAAAAGTTTTAAATTTTGTGTTCTGTCTGGTGCATACTTTAAACTTAAATAATAAGCTAATCCTGCACACATACATGGAATGTAGTAGTATGGAACATCAGCTGCATTTGTATAATCTCCTGCATCATCAATTCTTTTCATGTAATAAAATTGAACTCTGTCACCAGCCTGACTTGAACTTGGTGTTGTGTATAAAGTTATTGTAACTCTATCTATAAATCTTTGGACCCAATATTGTGATGGTTGTCCTTGTGCTAATTTATTTGAAAGAGCTGAATAAGTTGATCTAGAAACTTTAGTTAAAGGACTATCTGATTGACTTGTTGTACCTGCATTACTTCTGTAAGATGCTTCAAAAACATCATCAACGCTATATAAAGCAGCACCAGCACTATTTAATAATGTTGATGTGCCATCTCCACTAGAACGATAGCCAATATATTCATTGGTTCCAGCAACTAGTGTTAAGTATCCATCTGCTATTTCCCATAAATGAATACCTCTGTTAGCCCATTCTTGAAATAAAATATTTAAAGAACGTCTTGCAGTCTTTAGTTGATATCCTGAAACTCCTCGTATACCGATACGTTCAAAAGCTTCTTCTACAATATCATCTATTGCAAAATTTTTTCCAAACGTTGTAGTTCCAGAAGTAGTGTTAGCCATTAGACTACGCTCCTGTTATTGTTACAGTAACGCTTCCGCTAGACCCAGTTAAATGAAATACTATTCCTTCTTTAAAAAGAATTCCTGAACCAGGAACATATACTTCTAAACCTTCAGTTCCATAATGATATGTAGCCACTAGATTACCAGAAGCTGCAGCACCTGCAGTAGCACAATCATGTAATTTTAAAACAGAACTTGCTATTCCTTTTCCTTGAATAGAAGTAATTCTAGCTCTACCAGCTCTTGATAAAGTATTAGAACCAATAGTACTCATGTGTAGGGTTGTTTGGTCACTTGAAAATGATCCTCCGCCTGCCATAACTTTTCTCCTTATTAAAGGTGCTCCCGAAGGAGCACCAAATTATTTATTATACACTGTGATCGTTAGCTTGAGTATAAGTAATTGTTACTCTTGCTCTTCCAGCAGAACTGTCACCATTAGCGTCAATGTATTTCATTGCAACTCTAACGTCAGATGTTCCAACGTTTCTCCAATTTGTACAAAGACCAGTTGTTCCTAATGCTACAGGACCTATTGCTGCAACGTTTGCACCGTCAACAAATAAGTCTGAGTTACCTACGATACCAACATCTAAAGTGTCAGCACCACCACCATTAAATGCTACTTCAACGTTAACGTCGATAGCTATAATGTGTGATTTTGCAGGTATAACAATGTTAGTTGATAAATCAGTTACGTTTGTGTACACGATCTTTGCAGATTGAGACATTACAACGTGACCCGTATTTTTTACGTTTGTTCCAACTGTTGTACCAGTTGTGTGTGAAATCGGTCCAGCTTTAATTGGTCCCGAAAATGTAGTATTTGCCATAATTATATCCTCCTAGTTTTCCGAACATAGTCTCTAGGCCGTCGACTATACGCGTCTATGTTCTAATTAATTGTATAGTAATAAAACTATATACTACATTTTAGTAGAGTGCAAGAGAGCCTACGATGTGAATTGAATTTATTCAACGATGTAGCTTTTTATTAAGTAGCTACTGAAACTTGTGGGGCAGCGTCTTCCACCTTATTTCGCAGATGCTCTTTTTTAGCTTCTGCAAGTTTTATATGGCTAATTACTTCTCTGACTTTTCGGTCAATCCTAACCATATCGAGAGTATATCTACCCTCTTTAAGATGCTCCTGCTCCCATTCTAGGTCCAGACCTTTTTTCTTCGTATAAAGGTCGTTCAGATGTGTTTGCATTTGCTCCATCTATAACCTCCTCATAGGTTATTCTATTTATCTTGGGATCGTTCATTTCTCCAAGATACTCCCATTTTATATCATTTTCTCCAAGTTTGTCAATGATAGCGTTTTCTACTGCTTCTGAGTAATCTTCTGATTCTATGATGAAATCTGCGTGATGTTTGTAAGCGTAAATCTGGACTCGTAATTTTTTCATATTCTCACCTCTTTGAAATTAAAAAGGGGCCGTTTTGAGGCGGCCCCTAATTTTATTAGATATTAAGCACCTTCAACGCCGTAGATACCTCTAGGGTCTGATACTCCAAATGAGTATCTTTCTCTAGCTTTGTATCTAACGTTTCCAGTATTGAAATCACCTTCCATTTTAGTTTGGATAGGTAGTCTTTCAAAATACTTCATACCATTAGGCACATCAGTGATAATGTAGAATGAATCAGTATCTGTTAGATAGTGATTTACTCTGTAACCTTCTGGGATCATTCCCATAGATCTTAGAGCATTGATATCATTATCAGCTGTTCCAACTCTACCTTGAGATTTCATTAATCTCTCAGCAGTAAATTGGTTCTCAGAAGGAACGATCATTTTCATTCCTCTTGCTGCGATTTTAAGACCTCTCTCATCTGTCATACCAGCAATGTCGATCATTGCTTGTTCTAAAGATGTTTCGTTAAGGTCTGCCTGTGTAGTTAGTGTGTTTTGGAAAGAACCAGCGATTGTTGGGTGTGCTGTGTTGAACAAAGAAACACCATCACCTGAATCAAAGTTATCCGTAGTTGGTAAACCTTGGTTAAGTGGGTTAGCTGCTTTGATCTGTTTAGCATTTGCCATAGATCTCGCTAGTGCTTTTGTATATCTAGACGAAAGTCTATCATACAAGTTATCTTCCATTGCTTCTTCAGTTAAAGCAAATGCAAGAGCCACAGTTTCGTTAGTGTATCTTGCAGTAAATGTTTCCTGTGCATTGTCGTATGCAACTGCTGAACCTTCAGGTTTAACATATGCATTAGCAAAACCAGATAACATTACTTCTTCTTCAAAAGCTCTGTCAGATGTCTCAGTAACATATATCTCTGCATGTTCCTGATCATATCTTTTATACTCAAGGCCGAACAAGGCGTTTAAACCTGGCTCAAGCTCTTTTACGAGTTGTTGTCGTGATATAGCCATAATTTATTTCTCCTTATTACGCTGCCCCGGCAGTTCCAGATCCTAATAAGTGTTCGTTCACCATTACACGCCAGTTGACGTTTGCTGATGTTAAATCACTGTTTTCAGGGTCTCTTGAAACTCCGATGATTTTGAATTGCCCAGTAGTACCTAGAGTTGAATCTGCTAGTTCCATTGAGCTTACTCCGTTCAAAGTTGAACCACTTGTACCAGCTAAATCCGCACATTTGAAGATGTCTGTTTGAGCAGAAGCACCTGCATTGTCTGATTGGATTTCGTACATTTGTGATGGACTGTCATACACAAATGCCTCAACCGCGC